CGCAAAAACGAAAGTTATAAGTGGCGTTGAGAAACTAGCGAAAGCAGTTAAATCAACCTTAGGCGCTTCAGGAAAATGTGTTATCTATGAAGATAGCATGGGACGACCGGTGATCACAAAAGATGGTGTAACCGTTGCGGAAAGCGTAGTCTTACACGACCCGGTTGAAAACATAGGTGCCACACTTATTAAGGAAGCCTCTAAAAATACAGTGAAAGAAGCAGGTGACGGTACCACTACGGCTATCGTCCTTGCTGAATCGCTTATCAAAGAGGTCAATAAAGCACAGTACGATGGATGCTCGATACGAGAGATTAAAAATGGCATCGACACCGGACTTGCACAAGCCACAGCAATATTAGAAAACATGAGTGTTAAGGTTAAAAACTCTACACTAGATCACGTTAGTTCTATTAGCTGTAACAATGATAACCAACTTGGCAGCATAATAGCCAAGGCTTATAAAAAAGTTGGCAAAAATGGTGTGGTTTTGATGGAAGAGTCACAAACAGATGAAACATACGTTGACGTAGTTGACGGTGTACAAATAGAATCTGGGCTTACATCACCATACTTTGCTACTAATACAGAGAAAAACAGGTGCGAACTTGAAAATCCGGTCATATTGATCGTTTCAAGCCCAATACCTAACCTTAGAAAAATACAAAGTGTACTCGAGTACGTTATAAAGAACAAAAAACCACTACTTATAGTGGCTGAAGTAGATCAACAGGTCAAATCAGCGCTTTTAATGAACAAAGTAAAGGGTAATATTAACGTAAATATCATAGATCCTCCAGGTTTTGGGCCAACTCGCGCAGAAGCTATTGAAGATCTAGCTATTTTAACAGGTGCTGAGGTTATAAACGAAGAATTAGGTGATGATTTAGACTTAATACAGCCAGAATCGCTTGGTCAAGCAAAGTTTGTGGTTACAGACAGCAAGAATACTGTCATAACTACACTACCTATTGACGAAAGCTTAGCTGGTAGAATAAAAGAAGTTAAAGAGCAGATCAAAACTGAGAAAAATGGCTATATAAAGCGCAAACTAGAGCAAAGGTTAGCTATGTTATCAGGATCTGTTGGTGTTGTGCGTGTAGGTGCAAACTCAAAAGTTGAGTTAAAAGAGAAAAAAGACAGGGTGGAGGATGCAATATATGCAGTCAAGGCGGCTCTGCAAGAAGGTATAGTACCTGGCGGAGGTGTAGCTCTGATGGACACGGCTTCTGAGCTTGAGAATATTCATTTAAACTTAGAAATGAGTGATAACGCAGGTTTAGAGATATTTTGCAACGCGATAAGAGCACCATATAAAACTATATTAGACAATGCTGGTATAGCTTATGAAACAAAGGGTGACAAAGGTATTGGTTGCAACGTTGTAACTGGTGAAAATGTAAATATGATCGACAGTGGTATCGTAGATCCTTTACTAGTTACTAAGACAGCACTCAAAAATGCAGTAAGTGTTGTTTCTACTATAATTTTTGCAGATTGTGTAATATCTAATATAAGAGTTGAAAATGCGAGCAGTTAGTTATTACATGATAGTTAAGCCTATCAAAGAAAAGAAAACGCTAGCTGGTTTAGATATTACAGATAGCATCGATACCGAAAACAGGTACATAAAAGCGGAGGTCATAAGCGCCGGCGACTTAGTACCTGAAACTCTAAATAAAGGTTGTATTATATACTACGACAAACATGCTGGGCATGGTATAACTAAAGATGACGTAGCATATAAAGTAATACAGGTTAAAGATGTAGTGATCGTAGAATAATGAGGATTACTGCATCTGACCTAAAAGACATGCAGCTATTTAAGTATTACAGGCTCGTTAGAAAATGGGCCTGTAAAACTTATAATCTAACTGATGCTGAGCTAGAGTTATTAATAGCTTTAGACTGCATTGGCAGATTTACTAGACAAGAATTTATAGAAGGGACATATACTATGTCTTGGAACAAACAGCGGTGGGATAAGCTTAGGCAAGAAGGGTGGATAGAGACATGGAGACACCGTAACCGCACTACAATCAAATACAGCATTTTTAAGACATCATTTAAATGCCAACAGTTAATAAGCAGAATATATAGAATATTGCTGGCTGAAGAAGACTTACCTACTTCTGAGCGTAGTGTGTTTTTTAAAAACAAATCTTACACAGATAAGGTATTCAACGCAGCCATTGATAGAATGATCACAGACAAAACAAGATAATGGCAAATCCAATAACAAACAAAGTAAAAATGGGCAAAACACCTGTAATTAAGAAAGACTTAGAGGGAGGTGTTTTAGGCGAAGCTAATAACGATGGCACTATATTCGTAGATAAAAGCGTAAAAGAAGGCACTCCAATGTACAAAGAGGTTGTAGGTCACGAAATGGAGCACATGAAGCAAATGCAAAGTGGAGAGCTATCATACGACGACAACTCTGTGACTTATAAAGGTAAAAAGTTTTTACGCAAAAACGGTAGGATAGTAGATCCTAACACTGGCAAAGGTCACCCAGAAGGAAGTATGAAGTTTGCTTGGGAAAAAGAGGCTGATAAAGCCGGTAAAGAAGCTAGAAAAGAAGGTAACAAAAATAACAACGACGATATGGATTACAATAAGAACTCATCAATGAATATGAACTCGGCTAGCCCAATAACAAAAAAGGCTAAAGACTACGGCAGCGCTTTTCCTATAAAAAAGAAGCCTAACAAAAAAGGTGAAAATAATCAGCAGCAAGATTTAAACACATTTTACTCGCCACAAGATTTCATGCCTGGCCAAGGAACTGGTTTATCATACAACTATCAATCTAAGTTTCCTTTTAGTAGAGGAGCAAGTTATGATGAAAACAACGTAGACGCACCATCTTCTGCTAACGCGCGGAAGCCTAAAGTATCAGCTAACACAATAGATGATATTGCTATGGGTAAGGGTACGGGGTTGTCATATGACTATAGAGCTGGTCTTCCTACGGATATGCAAACAAGTTCTGATGCAAGCGATCCAGATAAGCCTACGATAATTAGCAAGCCACCAACTATGACTTCTAAAACATTTGCTGGCTTTAATGTACCTGGTGCGAAACCTATGATAAAACCTATTGAAATTTTTAATGATAACATAGAAATAGATCAAGGTGAGCTAGAAGAAACTGGAGAAACGTTCAATGTGTCAGAATTAAGTCCTGACCTTCCAATGACTGGCGTTCGTAAGAGACCTAAAACTATTAGCGCAAGTACAAGTACAGGTGGAACTGCAAGCGCAAGCAAAACTCCAGGTGCAAGTAAAACTTCAGGTACAAGTAGAGCGGGAGAATACGTAACTACTGCTATGGAGGCTAGAGATAAAGCCGCGGCGTCTAGAGTTAAAGAAAGAGAAGGCAGAAGAAATATTAGGCAATCTCAAAGAGCTATAGATAAGTATAGAAGAATGCCTGAGGATAGAAAGCCTATTGACCCAAGAACAATGAAGCCTTTTGCTACTGCTGAGGATTATGCTAAATACAAGGTAAGACAAGCTGATTTTACTAATGCGTCGGGCAAAAGAGTGCCAACGCCAAGACCTAAGGACGAAACTAAAGATAATGGCAAAGTAAACAACTTAGCAACTGAAAGCAATACAGCTACCGCCTCAGGTACAGCAATGGCAAACTTTTTATCAGGTGCTGGCCGAGGGCTGAGTCGCTCAATTAACTCTAACTTGAAGCCAATAACAAGAATTGAAACTTCCGCTTTTAAGCTTCCAGGTTACGGCAAAAAAAAATAATTAAAAAATAAAAACAATGAAAGCATTAAACATTTTCCAATCACTAAAATCTAAAGGAGTTTGTGGTACCGACGGTATACCACCAAAGCTACCTGGAGTGAGCGCAGCTAAGTTTAACACAGGGCTAAGAGAAGCTTCTGCAGCAGGTAAACTTAACCCAGAATTTAAAGCCGCTGTAGATGCAGACACAGAGAAAAAATCTAGCCCTGCTAATTATGGTGCAGCGCTTAAAAAGAAGAAGCACGGCAAGCTTATAAGCAAAGTTTACAATCCAAAAACTGGAATAACAACTGCTAAATACGACGTAGGCACTAACATGCCAAAGATAGTTAGAACTAAATCATCTCCAGCTACAAAGAAAAGCTGCGGGTACAAAAAATAAACATGAGTAATAAAAAGAAATTTAAGGACACTAAGGTCGGTAAGTTTCTATCTCAAAAAGGACCTAGTATAGTAGAAGCAGTGGGCGACGTGCTACCTGATGCTGGTGTACTAGGTTTAGTTAAGAAGCTAATAGAAAAAGAAGATCCAGTAGTTTTACCGCCTCAAGACAAAGAGACTGCGTTGAAGCTACTAGAGCAAGATATGGTAGAAATGCAAGAAGTATCTAAGCGTTGGGTTAGTGATATGCAATCAGATTCGTGGTTGTCTAAAAACACTAGGCCGATGACTTTAATATTTCTAACTATATCTATGATAATATTAATACTTCTAGATAGCTTCGAAATAAACTTCTCAGTAGATAAAGGCTGGGTTGATCTTTTAAAATCCCTCCTTATAACCGTATACGTTGCTTATTTCGGTTCTAGAGGAGTAGAGAAGTATAAAGCAATAAGTAAGTAAAATCGTTGCGTTGAATCGCATTTAGTAAAAAACGTTAAATTAGCGTAACAATATAGTAGTAAAATAATTAAATTAAATCATGGACTTAAAAATCAAAGACGAGCAGCTTGTACAATTGCAAGCTTTAGTAAATCAAGTTAGCCAGACACAGATGGAACTTGGGCAAGTAGAATCTAGAAAGTTTGACTTAATAGCAGCCATACCTGTTTTTAGAAAAGATTTAGAAACTTTTCAAAAGCAGTTAGAAGACGAGTATGGTAAAGTTATTATCAGCGTTAGCGATGGAACAATTAGACAGAAAGAAGATGGATCTGATAAGAAAAATTAGTATAGGTAAAGATTATAAAAACGAAGCTATGCACTACTCCGTAGGCCAAGAGGTTTATGGAGGACATACTATAAATTCAATACTTGAAGAAGACGACAAGTATAGTATTTATATTATGAAAAATAATGAAGTTTTGCCTTGGAAAGATTTTAATAAAAACATGGCCATTGCAGTTGAATATAACCTAGAATATTAATGAACGGATGGGATAGTTTTATAGTGTCTCCGTTAGATTCAAGATATAACAACACTAAAAAAGTTGGTGACGTAGATCTCATATTGAACACTGAGATATTTACTCACAAAAACGTAAGCAATAACGCTATAGTTGTTGGGTTACCAAAGAATAAACAAACTGACATACAGGTTGGTGACGAGGTAATCATACACCACAACGTGTTTAGAAGATGGCACGATGTTAGAGGTGTAGAGCGGAACAGCAAAAGCTTTTTTGAAGAAGACAAATACTTTGTTTACGAAGATCAATTATACATATACAAGCATGAGGACCAGTGGAAGTCACTGGACGAATATTGCTTTGTAAAACCTATAGCTAACGACGATATGTTTTCGTTAGAAAAAGAAAAACCGCTAGTTGGTGTAGTTAAATACGCTAACGACGTCTTGAACAGCAAAGGCGTAGAAGTAGGAGACAAGGTAGGTTTTATGCCAGGCAGCGAGTTTGAATTTATCATAGAAGACGAACTTGTTTACAGGGTTAGAACAAAATCAATTACAATTAAATATGAATACGAAGGAGAAGAAAGAGAGTATAATCCAAGCTGGGTATAAAGCAGTTGAGGAGCTAATTAAGGTGGCACAAGAGAAAATCATTACTAATACTGAAGATGATGTTTCTGCCGATAGACTTAAAAATGCTGCCGCTACTAAAAAGCTAGCTATATTCGATGCTTTTGAAATACTAACTCGTATTGAAAACGAAAAAGCCGTTTTAGAAAATAAACCTGTAGAAGACAAATCTGTTGCGTTTAGTGGTTTTGCTGAAAGGAGGAGCAAGTAATGTATAAGCAGACATTATTTAAAGTATTAGATAATCACGTACCCACAAACGCTTTAAAAAGACTAAATAAAGCTAAGCGTTGGGATTATGGCTATAACAAAGATCACGATATGGTTGTTATTAGCAAGACTGGTAAAATAGGTGATATATATGAAATACAAAACCTAAAAATAGCATTACCACCAATAAATAAAGCTCATAAGTTTAAAAGTGACAAATGGGAGGTGACTCCTTATCCTAAGGAACTTAACAGAGTTAAAACAATATTTGATTGGAAAGAACTACCAAACGAATTTAAAAATAAATACATAGATTATATTGAAGGAGAATTTAAAAATAGAGAAGAAGGTTTTTGGTTTTACAACAATGGTAAGCCTACTTATATTACTGGTACTCACTATATGTACCTTCAATGGTCAAAGATTGATGTCGGTAACCCAGACTTTAGGGAAGCCAACAGATTGTTCTTTATATTCTGGGAAGCATGCAAAGCGGACAAAAGGTCTTATGGAATGTGCTATCTTAAAAATCGTCGATCAGGATTCTCATTTATGGCGTCAGGAGAAACTGTTAATCAAGCAACTATTAGTTCAGACGCACGATTCGGAATACTGTCCAAATCTGGACCAGACGCCAAGAAAATGTTCACAGATAAAGTTGTACCAATATCAGTCAATTATCCATTCTTTTTTAAACCAATACAGGACGGGATGGACCGACCAAAGACCGAGCTTGCGTACAGAGTTCCCGCTTCTAAACTTACAAGACGGAACATTACTAGCACCGACAAACCTGAGGAACTCGATGGACTGGATACAACCATAGATTGGAAAAATACTGGTGATAACAGTTATGATGGTGAAAAATTAAGACTGTTAGTACACGACGAGAGCGGTAAGTGGGAAAGACCTAACAATATTTTAAATAATTGGCGAGTCACTAAGACCTGTCTTAGATTAGGTAGTAGAGTTATTGGTAAATGCATGATGGGTTCAACCAGCAACGCATTAGATAAAGGTGGTAACGAATTCAAAAAACTTTACAATAATTCAGATGTTACAAAACGAAACAGAAATGGACAGACAAATTCGGGCCTCTATTCTTTGTTCATACCTATGGAATGGAACTACGAGGGATTCATTGATTCTTATGGACTACCTGTGTTCGAAACACCTGAACGAGAAGTTATTGATCCACATGGAGATATAATCGACGTAGGTGTGCTTAGTCATTGGCAGAACGAAGCTGAGGGCTTGAAGTCAGATCAAGACGCATTAAATGAGTTTTATAGACAGTTTCCTAGAACTGAAGAGCACGCTTTCAGAGACGAAACTAAAAATAGTATATTTAACTTAACTAAAATATACGAGCAAATAGATTACAACGAAGAAACAGTTGATTTGACCGTTGGAAACTTTCAGTGGCTGAACGGAGTAAAAGATACTAAAGTAGTATTTATGCCAAATCAAAAAGGTAGATTTAAAGTTGGCTGGGTGCCACCTAACAACCTGCAGAATAGGGTTATAATAAAAAATAACGTAAAACACCCTGGCAACGAGCACATGGGTGCTTTTGGTTGTGACTCTTATGATATATCAGGTACTGTTGATGGTAAAGGTTCTAAAGGATCACTTCATGGCCTTACTAAATTTAGCATGGAAGATGCTCCGGCTAATGAGTTCTTTTTAGAATACATAGCAAGACCTCAAACTGCTGAAATATTTTTTGAAGATGTACTAATGGCTTGCATATTCTACGGCATGCCAATATTGGCTGAGAATAATAAGCCAAGATTATTGTATTACTTTAAAAGAAGAGGTTACAGAGGC